CAAAGCCCTATCGTATGCAAACTTCCTGACAAATTCACGCTTCTTACCCTTTACATTGACGAAAGAGAACTTCTCCTTGAGACGAACGGGTGTGGGTGTCTTACCCTTGGTAGCCTTAATTTCCTTGTGTTTGGCATTTAGCTTATTCGCAGCTTTCTTCCTTCCACTTTCAATCTTCCTTGCATATTCCATAATATTGGAAGGAGACATCACCCCGTAGGGTGCGTTAGCCTTGGGGCTTGGACTGGCCGGTTGAATCTCAGGGACTGGGTTGGGGCGTACAGCACCGGGTCTCCTCAGGGGTGCCGGTTTGGTTTTGGGCTTAGCTAATGCAGCCGCAGCCCTCTTAATCGCACTGTTCATCTTCTTCTTCCTTTCCGTAGTTGAGAGTTTGGGACTGGCAGTCTTGGTCTTAGCCTTGGGTGTCTTGATCTTGGGAGGTGTCTTAGCCTTAGGAAGCATTTTGAGAGCCTCCGTGACAGTCTTTGGTCTATTCGGTGATTTCTCACCAGTTAAGAATGGGTGTGTCAAAATAGTCTTGAATGTGGGAAGGTTTGCTCGGAGGGCGACGTGGTAATCTGAGAGTAGATATCCCTCGCTGGTGAATTTTCCGTTAAACTCGAGGAACTCTTTATTCGGTATAAGCTCTTCGATGAAATTTTTAATAGCTCGCTCGTTTAGAGTCCCAGGTTGTCTCACCTTAACATAAATCACATACAAAAACCTATGAATATCGTAGTAAATCGTACCTGGACCTATTCCATGCCCGTATACACCTATATCCTCATATACACCATCCTTCGTTTCTGGGTTTGGCATACGCCTGGACCAGTATGATAAACCAAAATCAATGATATGCGCTTCTACACCAGCGTTCGTACGCTTATACTTTTTGATATCAGGTGAACCGAGACGACTCCTAAAAGATCCACCAGGGTCGTTCCGAATTACTTTACGACCGAGGTCAACTTTCCAAGTGTACTCGGCCTCTCGCCGTGAAACCATCACGTTACCTCCATGTAAATCGCGGTGACGGAAGTCTGGAAATTTTTGGTTAATTCGGTAGAGATTATCAAAAACCTGTACAATTACAGACTTTATCGCATCAAGAGATGGCTTGGTTTGCCACCACGAATTAAACGACATACCATTAAGAAGTTCCATATAAAGAATATCCTTGGGTTTGGTACGTTCTTTTGGTTGGACCAACGTACCATTCTTTTTACGCACCTTTTTAGGTGTTTTATATTGGATGGGGCACTTCTTAAAGAGGTACATCTCAGGAACCGCAAACTCCTTCAATTTTTCGGCAACCTTGAATTCAAACTCGAAGGCGCCATCAGTACTTTCCGATGTATCTATCTCTTTGTAGGCGACATACCGCCTTCCATTATCATTGATACTTCCACGGTACATCTTTCCAAATGCACCTTCACTCAGTGGCTTACCCTTACCAGTACGAAGGGTAGGTGAGTTGTAACTGGGAACCTTCAAGAAGTGTTCTGGGATACAAGCCTTCTCACCTTTGAGTAACTTCTTGAGATTACTCTCGATAGACATGCTTATATAATGTTGAGAATATTTTTTTAAAAATAAAATAGTTTGATATTTTAATGGCAGTAGACCCAAATGTGGATATTGTAATGAAAACCCTTGATGAGAATCGTGATAAGTTGCCAGAAGGTGCGTATCTCAAGATGTGTAACGCATTAAAACGCATACATGATAAGATGTATCGGCGTACACGATTCACCATTCACAGAAACAAGATAGTGATGTTTTATGCATCCATGTTTTCTATATGTAAAACTATTAAAGTCTTTAAAAATTTTAGAAAATGAAACAAAATATATGTTCAAGTCTGCCTTAACCATAAGTGGACATTATTGCCCAACCGCGGCGTAAAATAGAACCTAAGTAGATCGAGATTTACGCATTTTTAAACTAATCTAAGAATGGACGATTACGTGCAATCCATGAATGAGTACTTCTCCCTCATGAAAAAAGCCGGCTTTGATGAATACACACATGAGGCGCGTGAACTATTCGACAACTCCCTTGCTCAGATAGATCGCGATGCCGCCATCACCCTCATGGAGCTCCGAAAGGAGGCGGAGGCGCTCAAGGTGGAGAACGCACGGCTGAGGGACGAAGAGCCAACGGATGACAAAAATTTATTTGAATGTTTCAAAAATGTCATTCGTGAAAATCGCTCACATTACATGTCCATGTATAAGAGCAAAAGTAAGATTAACGGCGAACTCTCGGAAGATTTCATTTATGAACACTTCCAGTGTCTTGATTGTGGATCTCGAATTTCAAAAGAACGTCCGGGAACAAAATGTCTTGATCACACATGTATGGGGTGTGGCAAAAAGTATCAAACCAAAGGTGAAGGTAAAAGTTTAAATGCACTCAAAAACTGTATTCGTATGGGGCAATTCAGAACAATTGGAAGTGACTATAATACGCGATTGAACAGTGTTCGAAATCGCGAGTGTGATTTTATTTGTGTGTTTTATCAAACAAAAGATGGAGTTGCGGACAGTTTAACAGGGATCCTACACGTTCCCGCGAATAAGATCACCGAAGACCATGTGATTCCTTGTAAACGTCTCAAACCACCCGCGCGACGAGCTGGTTACCAAGGGTGTAACATACTCATGACTTCATTTAACATCGTGCATTTGGAATAAACCTAAGTTAGAGAATAGAAACGTTATAAATATAAGAATCATGGAGAGCGTTGAGAAACTCACGCATATCGAACACGTTTTAAAGCGACCAGACTCCTATGTCGGTCCGACCGATTTAAGTACGGAATCCTATTGGATTCTTAACGGTCAGAAATTCGAAAAGAAGAGTACCAAGTATTCACCCGGTTTACTCAAGATTTTTGATGAGATCCTCGTCAATGCCATCGATCGCAACTCACTCCATCCTAAAAATGTAACGTCCATCTCCGTATCCGTAGATAAAGTATCTGGTTCCGTCACCATTGAAAATAATGGCCCACTGGGTGGAATCTCTGTTAAAATGCATGAAAAAGAAGGAATCTGGAATCCTGAACTCGTATTCGGACACCTTCTCACGAGTACTAACTATGATGATAATCAAAAGCGGATTGTAGGAGGCCGTAATGGATATGGAGCCAAGTTGACGAACATCTACTCTTCTGAATTCTCAATCATCGTAAAGGACCACGAAACAAAGCAGACGTACACACAAAAGTGGTCGGATAACATGTCAGTGTGTGAACCTGAAAAAATCAAAAAACATTCGGGTGCCACATCATCCGTGTCCATCACATTCATTCCTGACTGGAAACGGTTTGGGATGACCAAGATGGATTTCAACATCTACAAAATCTTCGAAAAGCGTGTATGGGATGCTAATATCTGCACGACACCCAACTGCAAAGTCAAGTTCAACGGTGAAGCTCTTCCCAAACAAAGCTTTGAAGCCTACGCCAAAATGCACGAAGGTGTAGAAAATGTACACTGTGCCACAACTGATCGCTGGTCTGTCTGTATCGGTCCATCCGAAGATGGTATGCAACAGGTATCCTTCGTAAACGGTATCTGTACCAGTAAGGGTGGTACCCACGTTGACCACGCTGCTTCGCTGGTCGCTGCGGGTATCATCGAAGAGATGGCGAAGAAAATTAAGCTCAAACCTCAACAGGTCAAAAACACCCTTTCTATCTTTGTGAAAGCAACCCTCGAGAACCCAACCTTCTCGAGTCAGGTCAAGTCTGAGTGTACACTCAAGGCACAAGACTTTGGCTCCAAGTTTGAGATGCCTAAAACCTTCGTCAAAAACGTCTTGAAGACGGGTGTTTCGGACGAACTCACAGCTCTCTCAAAGTTCAAGGAGATGAAGGAATTGGCAAAGACCGATGGTGGAGCTCGTAAGAGTAAAATTACCGGAATTCCCAAGCTCGATGATGCAAATAAAGCTGGTACAGCTCAATCTGGAAAGTGTACACTTATCGTCACAGAGGGTGACTCGGCAAAGACCCTCGCTGTCGCTGGTCTTTCTGTGGTGGGAAGAGATCACTACGGGGTCTTTCCTCTCCGGGGCAAATGTAAAAACGTGCGCGATGCCTCTGTGTCACAGTTGACGTCGAATCAGGAATTCAATGACCTTAAAAAGATTCTCGGATTGCAACAGGGAAAGGAATACACCGATGTTTCCGAGCTTCGATACGGACGTTTGATGATCATGACTGACGCGGATAATGATGGCTCGCATATCAAGGGTTTAATTCTCAATATGATTCATGCGTTTTGGCCCAGTCTCCTCAAATTGGGCTTTGTGGTGTCGATGGTCACACCGATCATTAAAGCCACAAAAGCTTCTCAGACCAAATCGTTCTATACGGATTCTTCATTCCGTGCATGGTACGGGGATGGTCAGCCGGGTTGGCGGATCAAATATTATAAGGGTCTCGGTACTTCAACTTCTGTGGAGGCTCGAGAATATTTCAAAATTATCCAAGATCTCACCGTTAAATTTAACGTGGATGTAATGACGGATGATTCCGTGGTACTCGCGTTCGATAAAAAGAAGGCCGACGATCGTAAGACGTGGCTTCTTGAAAGTACCGCGAAAGAAGCAAAAGATCTTGAGGTACCGTATGGTAAGATAAAGCAGCTGGAAATTACCGACTTTATTCATAAAGATCTGGTAAACTTCTCATTGGCGGATTTGAAACGTTCTATCGCACATATGGCAGATGGACTCAAACCGTCCCAACGAAAGGTTATGTATTCATGCTTCCAAAAGAACCTTAAGGATGAAATGAAGGTGGCGCAACTCGCCGCTTACGTAGCTGAAAAGTCTGCTTACCATCATGGTGAAGTAAGTTTGGCTGACACCATTGTTAAACTAGCAAACGATTACACGGGCTCTAATAATATTAATCTTTTGGAGCCATGTGGTCAGTTTGGTACACGACTTATGGGAGGTAAAGATGCATCTCAGACCCGTTATATCTTTACGAAGTTGTCGAAGGAAACTCGAAATATCTTCGACCAAAAGGATGACGCGATACTTACATACCTCGACGATGACGGACGAGCGATTGAGCCTGAGCATTATATGCCTGTTCTACCTATGGTGCTTGTAAATGGAACCGAAGGAATTGGAACGGGGTTTTCGTGCTACGTACCACCCTTCAATCCAGAAGATATCAAGGCAAATATCCTTAATTTTACAAATGGCCGAGAATTGAAAAAAATGAAACCCTGGTTTCGAGGGTTTAAGGGGTCTATCTTAGAACAGGATGATGATTCATGGATCGCACAAGGTGTATGGAAATGCATTGGGAGGACGGTAAAGATAACAGATCTCCCTCCGGGTAGATGGACCCAAGATTACAAGGAACACCTCGATACTCTCGTTGAAAAGAAAATCATCAGTGGTTTCACAAATAACAGTACAACTGAGAATGTTGATTTTATCGTCCAAGATTATAACGGCAAAGACGCTGTGAAGGATCTCAAACTGCAAAAGACTATCAGATGCTCAAACATGCATTTGTTTCATCCCACAAAGGGTATATGTAAATACGATTCACCTGGTCAAATTTTGGTTGATTTTATTAAACTTCGTATGGAACATTACAAGAAACGTAAGGCGCATCTCATCGACACAACTAAGAAGAAGGCTGAACTCTGTTCTCATCGAGCGCGTTTTGTTAAGATGGTAATCGATGGTGATATAGTTGTGTTTCGTCGCAAGAAACAGGATCTCGAAAACCAACTTTCCACCTTATTTCCCAAGATTGACGATTCACACGATTACCTTCTACACATTAAGACCATCGAATACACGGATGAGAGAGTGAAAGCGTTATTCGATGAATGGAATAAACTCAGAGAAGAAGTTTGTTTGATTGAAGCTACTGGTTATTTTGAAATGTGGGAAACTGATATTAAAAAAATGTAACTAATATTTAGATATGATCGTTGAAGGTCCAAATCCTGGTGCTCAGATAGCACTTAACGCGATCGGTAAACAGGATACGTATTTATTAGAAAATGATCCCGAAAATTCGTTCTTTAAATATGATCCCAAGAGACACTCAAATTTTCAAAAGTTTCATCGAAGTACAAAAATCGATAATCCAGGTACAAAAGCTAACTGGCCTTTTGGTGAAAGTATAAAAGTGACACTAAACCCACGAAATATGGGAGATTTATTGAGTAATATGTACATAGCCATAGACTTTCCGGGGTTGGGTAGTAATTCGTTTTACCTCTCGGATCAAATAGGAAGACATTTAATAAAATCTGTAGCGATGCGCGTCGATGAAACTGAAATAGAAAAATTTCACGATGACTGGGGTATCATATACGATGAATTGTACCTAGACGCATCCGAAAAGCGAACTAAACGGTATTTAGTGAATAGATTCTTTGCAGAAGGAACATCGTCTGTAAATAACGCGGGATTGGTTACGAACGAATCGAAACTATTTATACCTATACCACTCTTCTTTTCAAGGAAATATGAGGGAGATGAATATGATTCTAATAAACCTAATAGACCATACTTTCCTACGTGTGCCATACATAAACAGAAAATAGAATTTGAAATTACATTT